AAACGCACGATAATAGTTATATACCATCTGCGACTCGCCTACTTCACGGCGGTACGACCAGTGATGGCCGAGATACATTGCCCAGTTAAGAGAATACCGGTTTAAACGTGGACCGTGTACTTCAAACTCTTCATCAGCAAGTTCTACAAGACCAAGAGGAGAAATCGAAATGGTTAAGTCTGACGACGCCGCCCTATAGGACGGAGGTGAAAAGTCAACACCACCACTCATTGATTATGTCCTAACATTAGTGTGCCCCACAATACCTTCTCTAAAGTTAAGTTCACCAGCCCCGGAGAAAGGGAACGGGGCTGGGAACCCGTATATTCTATCTTACTTTTAGTCGTTTACTGAAGCAGGGTTCATACGCTCCTGGCGTGCGCCATTGCGGATGACCTCTTCGATGACTACGGTAGAGTGATCGCCAAAGTTGCCTTGTGCGAACTCGCCAAGGAATGTTGGTGCTTCTACCCAAGCAGCAGAACCGACGTGAGCACGCTCGCTCATTGTCTCGTCAGCATACTTCTCAAAGACGTTCTGGTTGTGGTTTGGACGACCAGCTGGTGTCTCATAACCTTGATCCAAGCCAAGTTGGAAAGAATTTGGGACATCAGTATCTGATGCAATACCTTCTTCAAAACGAAGTGGACCACGGAGGCCTGGTGTTGCAGGTGACATCTTGCGCTCGTAGGTGTTGCCTGGACGCTCAGGGTACTGTGGTGCTGGTGCGATATTTGGTGTTGCCATTGTTATATCTCCTATAGGATAAGGGATTGAGGTTCCTCAGGGTTAATTCTGTCTGGTAGAGGGGGTTTTGTCATGGTAAATTAGAAGAAAGGACTAGAACTCACTTCTACACTAGGCATAACCATATCCTGTGTTAAAGAACAGGCTAATGCTAGAGAATCCACAAAATCATCGTGAGCATGCACTTCGTCAGGGGCAGCCACTAAGAAGTTAGGACCCTTATACTGCACCTCAGCATCCGTCATCTGTTGGTAGAACTTCTTCCAGATACGAAGGCGACGAGTCTTTGCGTGAGCAGGCCAAGATACCATTTGACGTTGGATAAGGGCCTGAAGGTGCTTCCAGCGCTTAGATTGCTCGGTGGGGCTAGAAGTAACCGGTACGACTTCTGCACGAGGCATAAGAATCTTTAGGCGTCCGGCCACTGCATCACCTACACCGTTGGCGTCTACTCCAATAGCAAGAACGTCATAGTTGCTCAAAAACTGTTGAATCTGAAAATACTGATCTTCCCAGTCATCTCCCTGTAGCTCTAACCAATTGAGCACTCTATGATCATAGTATCCGTACTCATCTGGACGATCCCAGTCTACCCAGACTACTGTGACCACTGTGCTGTCCATCTTACGGGCCGGGTCAACACCGACCACAACTGGTGAACGGTGCCAGGATTTAACAATTTCTTGGGAGGTATCACCGAGATCATCCATAATGCTAGATGTAACGAACATACCACGCTCAAGTAGCCACTTGCAGTTATATGCCATTTGGAACTCATCAGAGTCCTCACCGATACGAAGCATTTCTTTTCTAATGTACTTATCGTAGTTAGGTTGGATCTTAGCTACGTCTTTCCAGTCCCACTGAAAATGGTTTTGTTTGGCATTACGTCCATGTGTTTGACGACGCTTATTAAGCTGAATAGAACGGTAAAAACCATTCTTAGAAGTTGTAGGTGTACCGGTCTTAACCATGGTAGCGTTGTAGTACGCACCCATAGGCGCAATTGACTTTGATACTACAAAGTCATCAGCTTCTTGGCACTCATCCACAATAATTAGGTGAAATGACTTAGATTCAATCTTAGCTCTTGGGTTGGCAGTCATCATCATGAGAGTGCTGCCAGACTTCTTAAGTTTAAGGTTACGCACAACGCCAGGAGTTTTAGTTGGCATATCATCAATCTCTGGGTCGCCAAAGACTTCCATAGCTCTTTCAGAGGTAAGTCGGGACACTGTGCGAGAATAAAGGGTTTCAACCTGGTTTTGAGTAGGTGCAAACATACCTACCCAGATACCATCGCCAAACTTTCCAAGTAGCTCGGGATACATTCTGGCTAAGCGAGGGAGAATAACCATAAGTGTGGCCACTGTGTTGGCGATGGTCTCTGACTTTCCTGACTGACGTGAAGCCAGTGCAGTGATCTCTTCACCATCGTTGATGAGAACTGATTCAATAACCCTGCGAGCTAGGGGTTCTTGATATGGGTGCAAGTTGTGCCCAACAAGCATCTCCATAAATTGCATGATTTTTTCTATGAGAACCTTTACAAACTCTTTAGAGAGCTCATCCAGCTCATCAGGCACTTCATCTTCAGGAAGGGGATTAAATTCCTCATCCTCTGGAAGATCTACCTCATCAAATTCGCTCACTTAGCAAATCTTTCTGTTAAGGTATCAAGGATGGCATGGATAGACTCTGCAGCAACCCTAGCCTCTTCTAGATGAAATTTTTCGTCTGTCTTTTGCCAGCTAGATAGATTACGACCAATAGAGTAGATTACTTGATCAGACCAAGAAAGTAACTCCTGCGTAGACAGCTTAGCTACTCTCTTCTCTATGCGTGACTTAGGCTTCTCTTCTTTTTTCTTAAACATCATATTCTTCCCCTCGTACAGTATCCCAATCAAATTCGTCTTGGGCCACTGGTCTTCCAGCAATTGCATTTGTCAATGCTTGGCTCTCTTCGTATTGCGCAACCCATTTACCTATGACAATAGAAAGTCGGGTAAAAGGAAGCCTAAATACTAGGCCACTGCCAAACCTAAAAGGGTGTTCGATTTCTTGGGTAGTTGACTTCTCAAATATAACTTTAGGCTTTAATGGGTACACCATTACATGCCAAAAATATTTATCCCCAACATCATGCGTCTTGGCCACTGTCTTCTCCCTCTTGACATTCGTGGTCTGGAATTTCGTGCTCTAATACTAACATAGAACAGTCCCGACACTTGAACACCTTGGGAGGGCGAAAGTTATTTTGTGCAGTAGCGCCTTCTAAAATCTCATCTCCAGGTCTAGGGTAATCAGTAATTACCTCAGGCCTAAAAAAGATTTCAGGAGGAAATGGGCCCTTAGTACCTTGTGAAGATCTAGGTACTGGATGGCCTTGCTTTGTTTCTACCCTCTCGATTGACATTATTCAGCCGCAGGTGTTTCAGCCACTGCTTCAGCCACTGCCTCATCGGCCACTGCCTCAGCTACTGGCGCTTCGGGTGTTGTTTGCTTCTTAGCAGAAACTTTCTTAGCTGGGGCCACTGCCTCTTCAGCCACTGTCTTGATGTCATTTGTCAAACGTACAACAAAATCAGGAAGAATCTCATTAAGATCATAAGGAAGATGCAAGTTACAGAACACCTGATGGACAGCACCAGGGTACTCAACTCGGAAGCCTGCTTCTGCTGTGCAATTAAGGCATTGTGCCATTTTATGGTCCTTTCGGGTATTTTTAAAGAATATCGGTATATCTTACACTAGGTTAGCGGTTTGCACACCCCTGTATTTACGGCTATACTAATAGCAGGAAGGAAACTTCCAACACTAACAACGAAACAAAAGAGTTACAACTGCCTCGGTAGAAAGAGACCAGGCTGCTAGGTACCTAGTGACAGTAGGTAAATAGTTCGGGTTGGCTCTCTAGCCTAGGAGATAGTGTGAATATAAATGACAAAAGGAATTATCTAATCCTTGGGCTTGTAGCCCTTCTATCCTGCGGAAACCTAATAGCCCTGCCAGCCAAGGCGGCAGCGCCAGTGATAGAAAGATGCCTAACCCCACTAGGCGAGTACAGTTTAGCCAAAAAACTCAACCCAAAGCAGCTTTACCAAGTATTGCAGTTTGCCGGGTTTAAAGGCCATTCCCTTAAGGTGGCTTGGGCTATCGCCATGAAAGAAACTCATGGAAATCCTATAGCTCATAATTTTAGTAACAAGACTCAAGATGATTCCTACGGAGTCTTCCAGATTAACCTTTACGGGGCTTTAAAGGGCCGTATAAAGGAGTTTGGTCTTAAGTCGGCTAAAGAGTTAACCAATCCTATTTTAAACGCTAAGATCGCCTACAGAATGAGTTCTGGGGGTACTGATTGGTCACCTTGGCATGCTAATCCAGGAGAGCGAGATCACTGGTTAGTTCAGCAGTGGATTAAGCTCTGCCCTCAGATATTGAGGGCTTAAGCCTTCTTACCAGCTCTGCGCTTGTTCTCCTTGGCAGTATTCTTGCCATGCTTGAGCGGGCGCAGATTGCTGGCGGAATCATTATCATGATTGTTATCTTTGTGGTCTACGTCTGTACCCTTAGATAGCTTGCCGTGCTTCTTTTCATACTTAGCACGAGCAGCGTTCTTAGAAGTAGTGTGCCACTTACCCTTTGAGTCTTTATAGTGCTCAACGATAATCTTGCGGCCGCCATTAGCGGCAGAGCCTTTATACTCTTTTCCGCCAGCTACTTCTTTTTTCTTTGTTGCCATTACTTCTTGCCTTTATTCCTTTTAGAGATAGCTGCAGCCTTCTTCTTAGCATCAGCTTTAGAAGATGCGCCCCAAGCCTGTAGTGAAAGTAGAAGGCGTGTTGGCTCTCCATTTGGCTTGTGCTCTGGGCCAGGAGCATTACCCATACGAGCTAGGAATGATGCACGGCGTGGATTATCTCCAGACTTAACTGGAGCCTTAAGATTGTGTCCCTCTTTCTTAGCAGAAGCACGTCCCTTAGCATTAAGGCCGCCCTTAGGGTTCTGACCTTCCTTGCGTGTCCATGCAGCGGACTTATGGTGTTCCTTCTTTTTTTCAGCCATTTACTTTTTCTTCTTTCTGGCAGCTGCCATATTGTCAACAAGGTTTGGGTAGGGACGACCAGCTGCTTTTGCACGAGCTTTAGCAGAAGACTTCTCTTTTTTACTTAGCTTTGTATGCTTACCCTTATCAGGGTCTTTTTTATCCCAGACTGGTTTCTCTTTAGCCATTAAAAGTGCTCCTCATGATCTTTGTGGGTCTTAAATCTACCACAGAAATTGCAAGTAACACGTTCATTCTCTTCCAAAGATCCCATGGACTCTAGGGTGTTTTCGTGGGCAACTACGCCCTTATAGCTTGTAAACGGGACACCGTATCGTTGGGAAGCGTCTACTACCTCTGGATCATTCCATGGGCGTGCAGCAGGAGACTTTCTGTTAGAAACAGACATGCGAACATTGTTTTTGCCCCAATATATGTCTTTTCTACGAGCCACTAGTTACTCGATTCGCCATTAGCTCCACGTCCGGGACGTGCAACAAAAGTCTCCTTATTAGGATCTTTTTGGTAGCGCAAGCCTAAAGACCAATCCTTAAAAGCTTGTGCGCCATATTTAAGGTTTGGTGCTTGGCGTTGTGCCTTTGGTTGGTCTTTAAAAGAACTCAGGCGACCCACGATTACTCCTTGTCAGTCGTTGGTGTGCCGTTTCCGTAAAGCTTGCGAAGATCTGCAGCATTGTTTTGTTCTACAAACTGACCTTCGGTACGAGTAAATGGCTTAATCTTTGCAACGGCTTCTGGCTTGAGCTGTTCTGTCTCACCAGATGCGTTTGTAAATGAATGAAGTCCTTTAAGTGTGCGAGGTGCAAGAGCAGGACGACCGGCTTGATCCATCTTAATAGCCATGTCCTTCCAAGCAGCTTCATTATTAGCTTTACGTGTTCCGGCTAATGCAGCAGTTACTTCGCCGCACTTTGCACAGTTTCCTGAGCTCATTCCAACCCTAATATGGTTTTCGTGAGCACATTGTGGGCAGTTAGCAACTGGGCTAGATTCTGAGTCATGTTTTGCATAATGTTCTGGATCCTCGTACGAGTTAACAGCCATTCCGCTAAGCTCAATGCCTACAGGCTTGTTTTTAGACATACGATCAATAGCCGCAGTAGTAGTAATTCCCTTGCTAGCCAGTTCTTTCATGATGTCTCCAGCATGAATGGCGTTTTGAGGAATACTATGCTTTTCAAATACACGGCGCTCAGTACCATCTTTGGAGCGGTACTTATATGGGTGCCAGCCTTCATGATAGAAGTCTCCACCCTCCATGCTTCCTCTAACTAGAGGAACTCCGCCAGCATCTGGGTGGGCAGTAAATCCGGTGAATTCCTGCTCACTACCTGTAAGGTTAAAACCTGGATGTTCAGGGTGGTTTGTATTTGAGAATGGAACAATCTCACCGCTCTTTGGTGCCTTAAAGTAGTCTTCATCACGAATGATGTGACCCTTACTCTTATCGGTACCTTCAACGTAAGTTGTCTGCTTTCCTTCTTTCCAACGCTCTGCTTTATCCATAAGATTGCGGGTAGCAAGAAGACGGTCTTCGTTAATGCCTGTCTTTTGACCATTGACTTTAACTTGTTGACCACCAGAACCGGTATGAGCAGCAAGTTTTTTGAGGTCCTTATTAGCACCTGAGGTATCTTCTTCAATACCAGCATGGTGCATAACATAGGCCATAGAAGCAACATGTTCTCTTGTAAATGTTGGGCCGTTTACTTGTTGTGGAGTCATGCCTAGACGTGTAGCCAAACGCTTAGCTCTTTCATGAACTTCAGGAGCCATAAGGGTATTTGGCACACCTTGTTGAGAGCGATTAAGCAACTTTTGGGTGTCAACATAGTTACGCTCGTCACTAAGTGTTGCTGGAGCACCGGCAGAAGTCTCATTAAGCTTTAGTTCGCTAGTCTTGGTGTTTCTAGAACGATTACGAGCATTGCGCCTACGTTCTTTTTCAAGATCTTCGTCAGAGCGATTCTCATCTTGATAGAGAGACGTGTCAATGTGGATTAAGTTATTACGGTTGCTTGGACGTTCTGGCTTGTCAAGGGCAGGAGTAATATTAGAACCACGTACGCCTGGGGCTTCCTCATACGTTACTGTATCAGGCTCATTTGAGAAATATCCGCCTTCAGGCTCAACATACGCCCGATTATGCTGTTTAAGATCTGCCGTATAAGCAGCCTCGGCAGCCTTAAGATGCTGCTGTCCCTTATCATCAAATTCTCCGTTTAAGTACTTAGCGTGCTTTTCCCTAAGTCGGTTCATGGACGCAGTGCGAGCATTAAACGCCGCCTCATGGGCTGGGGATCTGAATACGGGCGCAGGTGTTACACGCTCTCGCATGGTGGTTGTAGACATAGGGTTTGCTCCTGGCTTTACAGGGCGACCCTTCTCATCAAAGTAATCACTGTTGATATCGTGTTCAGGCTTTACATTGCCCTCTTCATCCCAAAGATCCTGTTGATCCCATGGAGTTTCACCAAATCGTGGCTCTGCAGGAGCTTTTACAGGCTTTGGTGCACGCTGTCCTTTAGCAGCACGTTCAGCTGCTACATCTTTAGCAGTAGCTGCACGTAGCTTAGCTTCACGCCTATCCATAAGATCTTGGCGGTCAGAACCAGACATTGCCTCTTCTACTTCTTTAGAAGGATAGAGTTCTGCGTTTTCACGCTTTTCTCTCTCTTCTTCGGACTCTTCTACATGCGTGCCTTCTTCAAGCTGATTTTTCTTAGGCTCAGTTGTTTCAGCGTTATCAGACTTGTCTACTGTGGGAATACCGGAAGCAGCACGACTTGCATCGTCTTCACGCTCATCGAGTCCCTGTCCACGCTCACCTTCAGTTTTAGGAACCATATCCTTAGTGCTGATAACTTCGCCTTTGTTATTTTTAAAGGCTGTAAGAGGACGTTCAGCATCATATGCAGCACGATCAGGAGATGCTTCTTTTCCATTTGCAAACTTTGAAGGAAGTCCCTTCCTAGTTCCGGGTCTATCTACTTGAGCTACGTTAATTGCCTCACGCATAGTTGTGCTGAGAGGTGAGTTAGGGTCGCTATATGGGTAGTTTACGTTACCTTCTTCATCGTAAACTGGAATCTTAACCGGGGCGCTGTCATCCATACCTTCTTTAACTGAAGGACCGTGATTCTCGTCCTCTGTGTCATAAGGATTACCATTAGCATCTCTACGCATAGTAGTTGTAGCAAGATCTGGTGCCTCAAAAGCATCAGCAATCTCTTTACGGCGCTGCTCATTACGATTCTTACGGAATGTGTCTGGCTTGATACCTGTAGAAGATTCAATTGTTTCCTGTGTAGAGGTGTCTACAGGAGTATAGCCACGGTCACGTGCGGTTCGCAAAGTAGCATCTGTATCAACAACATGTCGGCCAAATTTGCCCATGCGCATAGATGTGGTTTTAAGGTTTTCTGTGTGCTCTTGTTCAGCAGCTGCTGCAGCTTCTTCTGCTCGAGCAGCATCTGCATTTCTACGATTAGCCGATGCAGTCTTATCATACTCAGCAGCAATTCTTTCTAAACCAAATACGTTATTAACTGTTTCAGGGGCTGGAAAAGTATCATTAGATTCAATGGTATCAGTTCCGTTACGGCCACTTTCACGTAGAAGAATTGATCCATTTGGTGCTTCTGGATTAACTACAATGCCTGGTACTCCCTTGTCCTTTTCAGGAAGGATCTCAGATTTTCCACCAGGACGAGCTACAATGCGCCTATTACTTGGGCCCTTAGCAAGTGCTTCTTTGATTCTATCGAATTGACCAGCCATAGTATTATTCCTTTTCCTGTCCTACGCCAAATTCAGCTGTGCGAGTAGTTCCATGGATCTCATCCATAGACTTTCCACCGTAGCCCTGATCTTCTTTACCTTCTTCGCCAAAACTGTTTCGGCCAATTAAGTCGTTAGCTTCTCCGCTTGTGATGTGTCCGCCAGAATAAGCCTTAGCAACATCAATACGTGAAGGTGTAGCATTAATACCAAACTTAGCCTTATTAACGGATGCTTTTACATCCGTAGCGTTAATAGCACCAAATGGGGATGGTGTGCGTGTAGGTGCAGGTTCAAATGCGTTACCAAGAGATGGCAGAGGAGATCCAAACACTGGCTTGGATGGACCGGTAAATGCTTCAGATACTTCATCTGGGTGTGGTGTTGATCCATCAACAGCAGCTGGAGCAGAAAATGCTTTAGCTCCTGATGCTGCGGGTGTTACCTCTTCAAATTGATTTTCTGTGCGTGTAGGTGTTGACTCGTCAGTAACATTAGTCGTACCCTTACCCTTACCTTTTTTACCCTCGGTAGGAGTCATCGAATCGTAAAGCTTATCTTGAGTTCTTTTTGAGATATCACTAGCAAGCACGCCGTTCTTCATACCAACGATGCCTACATGCGTTTGGAATAGAGCAGCTCCCTTTTTAGCGGCCTCTGCATATTCCTCTGGATTAGATTCTTTATCAATGCCTTCAGTATGGGCGTCAATGTACGCCTGGCGATTTGCAGCAGAGTTTGCTGTAGTTTCTACGCCTTTGCCAATTCCCTTAAATACTGCGCCGCTAAGTTGTTCACGTGTGCGATAACCGTGTTGAACACTTAAGCGCTCTAATGCCTGCTGATGGCCGTAGTCCATAACCATCTTCTGAAGCTTAAACTTATTCTTGGTAGCAAAGTAGCCTCCACCAGCCTTAATAAGGCTATTGAGAGGATTGCCCCCAGGTTGAACCATGTTTTGGCCGCTACTCTGCATCTGACGTTCCCATCTGTTCTGAGAGCAAAAGTTTAGCAACTCCACCCTGTTCTGTAAGCACTTGAGTGTTTTTATTATAGTGGTGCAGGCAAAAGGCCAAATCCCCATATGGCAGGGATACTACAACCTGGGCCCTAGCAGAACAGCCGTCACACTGGATTCTGCCCTGAGAGGGGGTTTCAACTTCCAGAACGGTCTGAGTCATGGGGCTATTCTACCCGTTAAAGCAAAAAGCCGGGAGCGTTAACTCCCGGCTCTTTTCTACTGAGATTAAGCAGCGTATGGTGCGATTGTGATAGCAGCACCAGCAGCAACTGAAGCAGTACCTGCAGCGATTGATTGGCTGTAGATTGTACCTGCACGAGCTGCAACCTTAACAGTACCTGTATCTGCGCCTGAAGCAATTGTTCCAGATGCAACAGTGTTGTATGTAAGGGTTGAGCCTGAAGCTGAAACGAGAGTGAATGTTCCGTTTACAGCTGTGTTAGTTACAGCAGCGATTGTAGCTGAGTCACCAGCAGCAAATCCGTGAGCAGCAGATGTAGTAATTGTTACCAATGTACCTGTGCGAGCTACGTTAGAAATTGCTGGGGTAACTGCAGAACCGGTTGTTGGGACAAGCTCAAGATCTGTAAGGATCGCTGTAGCGTTTGCAGTTGTTTGTCCGATAACTGATGGGACAGTTACATAAGCAACTCCACTAACATATGAACCATCTGAATCAGCAGCACCTGCACCAAGTTGTGCAATAGCTGTTTGACCTGTGATTGATACGCCTGAACCAGCTGAGTTTGTAACTGTGAAGCTGTAAGCGTTAGCTGTTGCGATTGTTGCGTTTGTTAGGTTAAATGCTGAGTTTGTGCAACCAGTGATGGTTACGTTCTGTCCAGCAGCAAACAACCAGTTAGGGTTCTGAGCTGTGTAGGTTACGGTTGTTCCATTACCTGAAGCAGCGGTTACACGAAGAACAGGGTCTGCAGCGATAAATCCTGGGTGACCTGAGTAGTTAGCTTCTGCAATAGCGTGGCTATCGTAAGCATAGTTAAGAAGAGCTGAGTTAACTGTTGAAGTAGTAGTCCATTGCTTGTTCTGTGCAGGGCTTACTGTGACAGTTGCAGATGGTGTTCCAGCGGTACGTTGGTCATTTGGCTGAATAGGGAAGTTACCCCATACAAAGTCAACTGCTACGTTACCAGCTGAGTC